TTGACGGCAAAGCCACCAGTAGTTGAGTTGATGATGGTGTAAACCTTGGACTGAGCTGGCGCAGTAATTGTGCGTAACACTGTCCTTGCGCCTGAGCACAGCAGGATGGCCTCCCGTGCGGTGTTTGCTGCCCCTGTGGTGGTTGTCAGCGTGACATCTGCGTCAGTGCTTAAGGTGGTAGTACCCGCAATAGCTGAATCAAGCAGCGAGGTAATACTGTTATTTACGGTATCGCCCCATGTGCCTGACAGCTCTCCCGTGACGGGAAGTGCCAAACCCAAAAGTGATGTGTACGCTGTAGTCATGGTTTACCTCAAGTTACTACTTCTTCCCAGTCGGCAGTCTGCGCATCGTCAATGGCTGCCCATCCGGGAGTTTGCGGGTTGTTGATATTTTGCCAGTTTGCGGCCTGTGTGTCATCTACATTTACCCAGCCTGCCGATTGTACGTCTGAGATTGGTGTCCAGTTGGCTGTCTGACTGTCGTCAATCAGCTTCCAGTAAACAGCAATCAGTGTTCCAACATACCCCTGCGCCTGATTTCCGGTCAGGCCAAATGTTCTTGCTCCCAACGCTACCGAACCAACAGCAGCCGTGGCAGCATTACCCGTCAGTGCAATTACCAACTCATGGCCAACCGTTCCAACCGAGCCAATCGCTTGATTACTTGGAATCGGAACAATGACCGCATTCGCAAGACCAGAAGCCACAACGCCAGTCAGAGCAACCGAAGCACTTTGAACAACTGTGCCAGCCGTGCCAGCGGCAACATTACCAGTCAAACCCAGTGAAGTTGCGCCCCGAGAAACCGTGCCAACCAAACCACTGGCAACTACGCCAGTCAAAGCCAGCGAGGTAGTTCCCCGAGAAACCGTGCCGACACTGCCGGTCGCCAAGTCGCCGGTCAGGGCAACATCCTTGCTGTGAACAACCGTTCCAACTGAACCCGCTGCTGCAACACCAGATAACGCAACCGTTACTGTGGGAGCTACCGTACCAACCGCGCCAGTTGCAACATCTCCGGTCTCTGCTGAAGACTGACTGGGGACAACCGTACCAACCAAACCCGCAGCAGCATTACCTGTCAAGGCAACAGTCAGGCTGGGCGTGACCGTACCTACGGCCCCTGTTGCTACATCTCCCGTTGCTTCAAGAGTGCCGCCCCAGCCGTTCGCGCCCCAAGTACTGTCGCCCCAGCCGAGAGACATAACCTACCCTTTAGGTGGTTGCCAAGCGCAGTAAAGCAGTTGACGTATTGTTTGTTGGCATTGTCAAGGTGAAGGTGCCTGCCGTGATGGTCTGTGAACCAAACGTGTGGACACTGATAGCCTTGTTGCTTTGAGTCGAGTTGTACAGCAGTACTGTGTCAAAAGCCGTAGCCAGTGTCACTGTGGTGTAGGTAATTGAAGCTGACGGAGTCCAATATGCCACACCAGCCGTTGCAGAAGAGTTAGCTGAAGTCGGAGCCGTGGCATTCGTTACCGTCACGCCGCCAGCGGTGTAGTTTGTACCAGTGACTTCGCCAGTTGCTGTGTATGCAGTTGTGGCCGCATTGATGGTTGCCGAGGTTAGATACAAAGCTGCTTTAACCGTATCTGTAGTTGGTGCAGTCAAGCTGCCACGGGACACAATGGTTGAAGTGCCAAGCTGGTGCTGACCGAGCATCAACTCGCTCATGAACGAGGTGCACATTGATTGGGTATTTGCCATGATTTATCCTTTAGCCAATTGATTGGGTTTCGCCGCCACCAAAGACGGGCATCTTTTTCAGTGTCACATGCGCAGACCGGTGGACAAGCTCACCTTCTAGCCAGTACTCAGTCCATGTGGTCATCTCGTTATCGTTGTCCACGGTGCCCTCACGCTTCTCCAGCAATGAGTCATCCATGTCGCCTTTGGTTGTGGTTACAAGTGCCATTACGCGATCCTTATGATTGCTGAAGTACTGGTGGCAGTAGGGAACTGCACCGTGAAAGTTGCTGTTGAAGTCTTGTTGGAGCCAAAGTCCAGCACGCATACAGCACCATTGGCCCCAGCTTTGTAGATCAAAGCTCCACGCGCAGTGAGTGCGCCTGTCCACGATGTGTTTGCAAAGGAAATGTACGCAGTCGTGTTGGGCGAGTTCCCTGTTGTGGGGGTCTGGTTTATCGTAAGCACATTGCCCCCAGCCGTATACCCAGTGCCCACAACCTCGCCCGTAGTCGTATAAGCCGTGGTAGCGGCATCAAGCGTGGCTGCATTGGTATAGAGCGCAAGCTTAAAAGTACCGGACGTAAAGTCGAACGTGCCATTCATCAGGCCCGTACGGAACGTATTGCAGGTGTAGTTTCCCGTAAACGCCATTAACGGACTCCATTATTCTGAGGTAACGGAGCTTCCCGATACTGGCCGCTGCGATACGCATCTCCGCGCTCAAGTCCATCGCCCAGACGTTTAGCCAATGCAAGTGCTTCTTTGTACTTGCCGTCATACAACCCAATCAGATCAGGCTCGCCCTTCATGAATGTGTATGCCTCAACCAAGGAACCGTAGAGCAACACGGTATCAAAGTTGTCGCCCAACCATGTTTGGCCAGAAGCCACTGTGGTGATTGATTCTGGGTAGTAGTAATAGTGCAGCTCCACTGTGTAGGTGCTGTCCGGCGTTGGGCCAAGAATAAAGCTTAACTCGTTGGAGATAACGCTTGCCGCTACCGTCGGGCCAAACAAAGCGTAGTATTTTGGGGTCGCAGTGTCTGTTGCCTTGGGGTATGCTTGGCGGATGAAGTTCACATCTTTGTTCAAAAGAAACTCTTGTCCGTCTGCGGTTTCAATTGCTAGCGAGTACGTTGAAAGGAAATCATCGGGGCAAGATAAATATTTATTGTTGGCTGTTACTGTTCCCGTCATGTTTTTGCGAATTGAAGGGAACTGAACCGAGTTGTATATGCGCTGCTCAGCCTGCTCAATGAACCGATTTATCTGAGTTGTAGACGAAACCGTAGACGAATCCGCGAGCGTAATCGTCGGAAAAGTATTTTCCGTGTAGGTTTGAATTGCGGCTACAAGCTCAGAATAGGTCATGCCATCGGGCCTCTTGCTGTAACGCCTTTAGTGGCTGCGCCAGTACCACGGATTTTGATGCCGTCAGTCTTGGTGCCCTTGTAGTCGTTACTGCGCACGTTGGCCACAGAGACATTTGCTTCACGCAAATACTCTTTGTTGGGCTGGTTGTACACATCCACGGTCGGGATAGTTTTGGGTTGTTTGTATTCAGCCATTTCAGCCTCCACGACCAACAGAACGCTGGTTCATGACCTTGGCCATGTTGCGTCCGTACTTGAGCATGTCGCCGTTGGTTTTACCGCCAGCCTTGAGCTTTGTCATTGGCTTGCCGGGGTGCATGTTCTTCTCATGCTTACCAATCGCGGACTTAATCATCTTCTTGTCCTGTGCCAAATCTTTCTTGTCTTCTGCCATGATCGACTCCTTATGTCGTTGCAACCGTAACTGTACCAAGTTCCACCACTAAAACCAAGTTATTTGGTGTTAAAGCTGCGTCAAAGAACGCTGCTCCACCAACCGGGTTCCAGCCCCACTGAAATATCCGGCTACCCCCACTGAGTATGCCCTGTGCATCTTCGGCAGTGCTGTCCGTCTCAACCACTTGCAAACCTGTGCGCCCAGAAACTTGGTAGCTCAGGTCAGGACGCGGATCACGCACCCCTTGCGGGTCATCCACTGGGTACATACCCAGCAACAACTGCGGCTGATCTGGTTCCCAGCACTCAGGGCACACCTTCAAGTCGTATGTCTTGGTTTTGACAACGAGCTTCTTGAGCGCCGTGAGCTTGAACCGAAAACCGCAACGGTCGCACTCGGCAATTGAGTTTTTGCCACTGGCAAACCGATTTCCCATCAGCCACCCCCAATGAACATCTGTCTGGGCACAAGCCGCAGGGCTGCGCGTTCCTGATCCTCATCCGCCGCCGACATCCAAGCCTCGTCATACTGGGCTTTCAGTACCACCAACCTGTCCATGCCGCCCGGAACTTTTAAAGCTATGTAGTAGGCCAGTCCAGCCACCATACAAGGCACAAACCGGAAGGGTACATCCATGACATTCACACCATTGCCAGCATCCTGCACCCGGCGCATGCGCCAGTACACGAACTGATAGGTCTGGGAGCCATCAGGAGTGGGCCAGACAGTGATTCGGGGGAGGTTGGGTACGTAGACAGCCACACCAGCGGTGTGGGCTGCGGCAGTCGTGTTGTTCTGGGCACGAAAACAGCCGCCCAAGTCGTTGCCATCCACGTATGTGTAGTAGATTGTCTCGCTGTCCATCGTGATGTAGCCTGATGTGGCCAGACCAACGGTGCTGGATAGGGTAATTGTGGTGGCTGTAGACGTTATGGTGGTTGCCAAAGTTACGCCAGATGGTGCGTTCTGGCCGTCCAGACGCTGATACCAGACCTGAATCGGTCTGGCTTGGGTCAGTTTATTGGGAATGGTTGCGTAGGTGGACACGCTGATGCGTGTGATTGTCAAATCTGACTGGGT